GTGCACGGCAATACCGCTAGCGGAGTCAAATTTAGCCTGCGCGAGAAAATCAGCTAGATTGTCGTGCCCGGGCAGACACAGGAACTCGTCGATGTCTAAGCACACCGCCCACGGGGTTTTAGCGGCGTTTAGGCCCGCCCTGTAAATCCGGTTTTTGAACTCCCAGCCAATCTCGGCGCTAGTGACAGCGACAGCCGTTACAGGAAACGGCAACTGGCTGATAACGCGCGCGGAGTCGTCGGCGCAGTTGTGCAAATAGATAACAAAATCAGTGACGCCAATCAGCCAGTGGTATGTCAGCCACTCAGCCAGATATTTAGCCTCATCCCGCACCATGCCGACGAGCGTGATCATACAGCCTTGATAAACTTCTGTGGATTAGCCGGGCAAGCTGCGCACACCCACTCGTCTCTGCGGGAAAAGAACTCCGCCATTTCTTCGGGCGTGGCTGTATAGGCGATCGGCGTGTAGTTCAGATACGGCAGAAAAGAGTCATCCAGCTTGTCTATGACGTCTTGCAAATACGCCGTTAATTGGCACTTGTAAATCTTGCCCTTGTAAATTTGCTTGCACCACTTACCGACACATTTATCCCACGACTTCGTCTGGTCGTCGTCGGTGTAGGGGTGAATCTTGCCGTCAATGTGTTTGTAGGGCCATGTCCATGTAGTCACAGCGTCAGCGAACTCGAAGTCCAGCTTGTATTGCGCCCGCCAGTGTTTCAGCTTGTCGCGCACGGGTTTCAGCCTGTCTAAGAACGCCGGCTCCAAAGAGTGCACGGACACCCGAACCCGCGCACCTAGGGCCGCCAGTGACGCGCCAAAGTAATCATCAAACTTGTCGTTCTTGAGCAGCAGGCCGTTGGTAAAAATATCAATGCGCGAGTCGGGAAACGCCTTGCGGACGACTGCAAGGCTGGCCAGTATATCTGGGCAGATAAAGGGCTCGCCGCCGACTATGCGGAATATAGCCGGCGCCAGATGTGCCGCCCACGGGTCAATGTTCTCGGCTACGTCGTCAGCTGTGAGCGCGCCCTTTAGCCCAGACAGGTTGCTAAAGTGATTACAGCCATCGCAGGCTAGGTTGCAGCTTTTTGCTACTTCAATGCTCAGGCTTGGAATTGCAATCGGCATAGCACCACCTGTTGCTTGCTGCGTCCTTGTACTCAGCCAACACGACGGCGTTTATTTTAGCTATGTCGTCTGGAGTCAGATAGTCTACATAGCCGCCAATTTTGCCGCGGCGTGTTTTGTACGTGTCAATGTTCGTCAGGTCTTTGGGCGCGAGTTCTATGCGCTCTGCTATGTCGCTGGTGCCATAGTTTTGGACTTCGAGTTTGCGCATATTCTCAAACGAGTTCTGGGCTAAACACCGCCGAATAAACGCGCTGTCGGTTTCTACAGCGAGCGCAGAGAGTATAGCCGGCAAGCTTTCGGCTAGTGTCTCATATGACACAGCCAGTATGTTTGGCTGCGCGTGTTCGACTGCGTTGTAGAACCGCACAATGCTGCGAATTCCGCCAAAGTCAAAGTCAATAAACTCGGACAGCGTACCAGAGTATTTCGTATCCTCGCGGTACTTCTGCTGGAAATAGCAGCTTACAAGCACGTCCCTGAAATCGCGGTACAGAACGATTGCCTGCGCAAACGTAGGGACGACCTGATGCTTATTGTAGAGCGGGTTATTGAGATACGAGAAATAAACGCGCTGGTCGTCACGGCGGTATGCGCGCTTCAGATCAGAAGAAAGCTGTTTAGATATCTGGTGCGTGTCCTGCAACAGGCAGTCAAGAAGGCGGCACAAATATGTCGTGCCGGACTTAGGATAGCCCGTCAGCAGGATTTTCATCTGTAAATGCAGCAAGATGTTGTTTCGTAGCAAGCAGTGCGTGCTGGTCATGGTACAGCTGCATGACAGTATCAACTGTATCGGGCAGTGCGTAGCCCAGCTGGTTAAACGTAGCAACGCGATACTTAGGCTGCGCTATAAACTTGTCATAGTCCAGCGTGACTGTTTCCCAACCGTTTTCTTTGGCCGCGGCTAGCATATTTAATGCGCGCTCGTGGTCGACGGCGTACTGCGCTGCGTCAACAGGCGCAGGAAATTCATTCTCTAAGCCGGCAACTGAATACGCCACAAAAATCAGGCGGCCACGAATACGCGTCGCTACTTGGCCAAACACAACCCAGTCTGTCTTATTGACCGACGCGGTATTCGACAAATCAGTTTGCCGTAAAAAGCTGTAAAACTCTTTAGTGACGTCAGCCGGCAGTGGTTGCGCAGGCGTGTCGAGGTACGGGCGATAGTAGTCTTCAAATAACGAATTGTGCGTAAACGTATCTGCAGCTGTGTCATCTGTAGCGTCGTTAAAAAACACGCCGCTAAGTTTCAAAAGATGCGCAATAACACCAGCCTGCGGGCCGTAGCATCCAACAATTTGTGTGTACATAGGTTAACTGTAGGTGATTGTAAAATTGTTAATAGAGTGGGTATCATTTGCGCCGCCGCAAGCGCCAGTAAAAAATACAGACCAGTCATTTTTTTGCGTAATTACTGCGGCATTGGCAATAGAAAGCGTGCCCTCGATGTAGCCTTCAACATAGTAATACAGCGTGTTTGCAGTTAGATCAAGTTCAAGCACGACAGTTCTGTACGTAGATGACCGTATAGAACCAGAAACGATTTGTGTGGGCGCGTTGCCGTCGACGTATATCCGTACGCCCCGGTCATTGCCGCTATTGTTATACGTGTCAAATACAATCCGTATGCCGGCAGAAACGTATACGGGCCCAGTAGACAATCTAGGATTCTCCGACCCTCGGGCAAACTCAAAACTCAAGCCGTCTGCGCCGTTTCCGTCCCAAATACGATACTGAAAAGAAAACCGAATTACGTTTGTGTTGTATTTGTATGCGCGCGGATTTTGTATTGCAGCGTTGGGGAAACTTGCAGTGCCGTACGTGTTGTTTTGATTTGGCGTTAGTAAAAACTCTGTTGCAGATAACTGCCGCGCATTACCGCTGTAACTTACACCGCTGGGCGAGGCGTCAGTGCTCGGGCGCACAAGCGCTGAAGTAGTTGCTGTGGCTGGCGGCGAAAACATCGCATGCCGCAAAAGTAGATTGAGATTATACTGCTGCCCGGTTGTTTTATGCGTCGCAGTTACACTGATCTGCCGCTCAAAATTAACGTCGCTCGCCACGGAACCAGATATTTGTCCAGCAGCGGAGCACACTAAGTTTGCTGGAAAATTATTTGCCGTGTACGTGTAATTAGCAGACGATGTTCCGCCGATGTTTGCAGTACACGGCTGGCCGGCTACAGAAAACAGACTTGCGTTATTAGACTCGCTAAACGCACCAGATGGGTCTGCGGCATCGACGAATAGGCCTGTTAGTTGCGCCTTACCAAAAGAAGACAGTATCGAATTTGTGACATCGTTTGGTTGGCTTAGTAGCACCGAAAGCCGCGTAGTTGCAAGATTAATCGTTGGAATGCCGGCGCCACTTACAGGCTCAGAAAACATTACAGCAGCGCACACGGCGCTGAAATAAGTTTTTGTTACACTCATCGGGTCGAGCGGCTGATCAGAAAATAGCCCGTTTAAATACGCGCCGCTAATTGTAGAGTCGTCAAAGTTGGATAGGCCAGAAACAGCCGCCGGCGCAGCTAGAACAGTAAGCTGGCAAACAGCGCTCGCAATTGTACGTAAATCTTGCGTTACTAGTACTCGTAGCCGCAAATTGTTATCTGCAAGGTTGAACGTGTTTGAGTATCGTGCTGTTGTCTGCTGCTCATTGACCCACGTCACGCCGTCTGTTGAGCGCTGCCACTGATAACTCAAAACGGCACGGCTATTAATTGCTTCCGCGTTGACAGAAAGAACAAGCGGAACGCCCGCCGCTACGATTACGCTCGACGGTAAGTCGCGGCTAAAAAATAACAAATTACTGGCAAAAGTACTCACTTGCGACCCCGCCGCAGATAGGGGGTCGGCAGCGGCGGCGCGCAAGACTTGTTTGTAATCTTGCGTGGACTTAGCCGTAAGACGTGTGCTAGTGCGTTTTATCGGCATTATGGCGTCACAATTGTGTGTGAAAATTGTGTGTTTTTAAGCTTGTCGGCTGTCCACTCGGTGCCGTCTGGCGCCGTAGTGTAAGTAGCGTACCGAATACCGCCGTTTGTCGAATCTGTTGTTAGCGTTAAATCAGTAGTTGCGGACACGGCGCCAAGATAGTTTCCGCGACAGCGTACAACGTTGTTGCCGCCATCTTTATGGCCGTAAACAAACTGCTGTACCGCCAACGGTTTAAACGCAATAGGCGCGGCCGACACAGAAAAAGTGATATCTTGATTAGTGGCGTTAAACGCTATAACGCCACCAGAACCTGCGGGCAGCGTATAACTCAGTGGACCCGAAAACGGTTCTTGAATAGCAGACAAACCGCCAGTGAACGCAGTGTTGCTTACGTTTGTGGTGTAGTTTATTTTTTGACAGCTGACGCGGCCAAGAAAATTGTTGAGCGTGCTTGTTGTTGTATCAAGCCAATAGATGTCGTCAATGTAAGTCGTCCAGCCAAGATTTGCGGCGCCATTTGTACCGGCTGACGTGTGCGCCCAGACAATGCCAAACATCAATTTTTGATATGTATTTGTCGCCTGTGTACTTGTGCGCACGTTGCTCAGGTCTAGATCAAAGGTGTTGTCTTCGGCGTTACGATTGATTTTGACTTGCACGCTACCCGTATTAGACGACGCGGCGTTATCTAACACGAATTTGATCTCAATGTAATTCCACTGATTTGGAACGATCAAATTGCCCGCAACATTACTTGCTGCGCCGACTAGTTCAAATTTTGTACTAGACGCTGCCGCGCTTGGCCAAGACGCGTTGATGCTGTTGCAAGAATACGTGTAAGGCGCGGTGACGTGATGTTCATAACCCGTACGACCTTCGTTGCAGTACTGACCTTCGTTATAACCAACCGCAACGTGGTCTTGATTCCACGTATAATTTGCCGCCGTTACAGAATTACGCCCAGACATCGTCGCGGCAGTGTTCCAGCGACGAATCTCAATCTGGTATGTGGCGTTTAAGCAAATGTAGAAATGCGGTTTGTTATCCGAGCCTACGATTGCCGCAATTGGCGTAAACGGACCCCAGCCACCACCAGACGGTAAGCGGGGATAGAAAGCAAAACCAACAACGCCATTTGTGTACGTCTCGTTTGTCGGCGACGCGATGGTGAATTTTGGATAGTAGTCGCGCGCAGTATTGATTTCTGAGCCGGTGTTGTAGGTTCGGCTGCTCACCATCTTCAGGCAACTCAAGCTATTACGCGCAGTGATGACATTGTCCGTAATGTTGATAATGCTGGCAGTCTGATAGTTTGCAAAACCTAGAAACGATTTTACGTCATTAAACGAACTGTAGTTTTCAAAACCTTCATACGCAATAAGCGCCATGTTTCACCTCAAGAGATTATTTCGTACGTGCACACAGCGTGCATTTTTTCTGCCGCATCTGCTGTTAAACGTAAGCTGTCGCCGGGCTCCAAATACACGTACCGATCAAATATGCTCAGACTTTCATCTGGGTTGATACTAACTGTTTTTGCGAAAAAATACGCCACTCCGCCGCGGTACAAGTCAACATTTAGGCTACCAGCGGTTGCGCCATTTACGTTGCTTACCATTAACGTGTTAATACGCACTACAGTATTGCTGTCCGCGGCATTAGCCACAATACTTGTCGGCGTCGCGGTAATGGCCAGCGCGGCAACCTTACCTTCAACGCGTGTTGGGCTATTTAGATTTGGGGCGGGCATAATTAGTTGCTCCAGCTATAGTTAAATTCTCTGCTCGCGGCCACCCAGTTTGACAGCCCGCTGATTCCACCACCTCCGCCACCACTACCACCGCTGTCACCGCTAGTAATCTCGCCGCCGTCCAACACCGTCAAAAAGTTCAAACAAACAATAGCGCCAGCAGCTGTTTTTGTAAACCACTTTTTGTCAGCGACGTTGACCGCTAGCTCACCCGGCAGCAGGTCTGCCGGCTGCGGCACTGCGCCCGGGGTCGTGCTCCGTTTATGTCGAAGTGTGACAGCCATTTTTGCTTAAAACACGCCGCCGTCAAGCGTTACCAAATCTAACGTTACGCTTGAAATACTGCCGCCCGAAATTGAGACGTTGTTGGACTCTTGCGTCGCAATAGACCCGAGTCCCAAGGTCGTCCGCATGGCAGCCGCGTCAACGCCGGCTACGAGATCACGACCCTTGGCTGTAAAATTTGTCGTGGAAAACGTATCTGTGCCGCTCACATAGATGAGCTTGTCAGCGGTGACGCCGGTAAGATTGGCAATCCGCTTCAAGCGCACGTCGAGGCGCAGATAGTTCCCGTCTTTTTCAAGCCCGCTCGTCACGTTGGCAGTAGACGCACTATCAATCGTGATCATGCCCGCGCCGCTGAACTGCACAAAAGTCAAACTGGTTGTACCAACTGCAATTGCGTCGTCAGCCGTCAGAATCCAGCCGGAGTCCGCGTTCTGCGTACCCTCTGAAACAAACGTGAATAGCCCAGCTGTGACGTCGGCGTTAACGTCTGCGTCTGTGGAACGCGTCCACGCCCCGGCGGCAACAACATAGATACCATTGTTAATTCCGTTAGTCTGGTTTTTGACCAGCACGCGGTCGCCGGCGACTACGGCTACACCGTCAATCGTCTGTGTGCCGCTCAGCGTAATGTTTTCAGTCGTGGCCACGCGCACGGACTGCTTGACGTCTAAGCCCTGCTGCACAGAGTTTACGTACTCTTCTGTCGCCAACTTTTTGTTGGTCGAGGCATAGGCGTTGCCCGTCGCGATAAGATCGCCGCCAGCAGTAATATTGCCAGAACCGCTTGTCGAGAACGAGGCCGATTGTAGCGAGGTCGTAAACGCGGCAGCCGAGCTACTGGCGGTAAACGCGCTGCTGCCGATATTAATTGTGGCCGACGTCAGGCTTGCGCCTACCACTGCACCAGCACTGCTCACTGTGAACGTTGGGTTAGATGCGGCATTCTGCAGGCTCGTCGCCGTCAGCCTGTTGATGTTTTCGATGTTGCGGGAACTATCAAGAACGAGCGCTTTACTCGCAGCGGCTGTACCAGCCGTCACGCTGTTCAACGTATTAAGCTCAGCGGCTGTGCTATTGACTGCTGTGCCGCCAATCTGGAACGTGCCAGAAATATTTAACGTGCCGGCAAACGTGTTTGTAAAACCCGCTACAAACGTATTGCTGGCGCCTAGCTTCGAAAACGTCTGGTCAACGTATGACGTAGTGGCATACACGCCGGAGCCGGCGATCTGAATAATGCTCGTAGCGGTGCCGCTGCCGTTATCGCCTTTTCCATAGTAAAGGACATTTTCAATTTCATTGTATGCCAATTCTGCGTTTTTTAACGACGATGGCGCCCCGGCGGCGCCTGTAATCCGCCGACGAATACGTAAAATACTAGCCATATTTCACCTCAAAAATTACCGCCGTCTAAAACTTGTTCAATCCACGTAGTTAAGTCGTCTGATAGCACCCAAGACTGCTGAGTTTCGGTAACTAATACTACCATACCCGCCTGCCGCCGAGCCACTGGAATGGCGTCGCGGGCGGCGTTGTTGAGCACCGCCCTGTAACCGCCAGAGCCGTATTTATCAATGTGCGTAGGAAACTGATCCGCTTCCGCGCCGGGGACAATAGGCGCGCCGACATTTGTCCCGCGAATAGCCGACATTACAGCACCTCAATCACGATGTTTGCGCCACTCTGTTTATATTCGCTGCGGTAGATGTTGCACGGCGCAGCCGCGCCATACGCATTTATAACAGTACGCATCGTCAAAATCCACGCCGAATTCGCTATGCCGTTGAACTTAAAAGTAGGAGTGCCGTACGCTTCCGGCCAAACAAAATAGAGATATTGGTTAGCCGGGTTAAGTGTTCGGGTTTGCAGCCTGTTTATTGCAAGCTCCGAGAATAGTGCCAAAATACCTGCATCGTCAAGTTCGGCAGCCGCGGAGTAGCCCCAGTACCGTCTGGGTAAAAACGAAATACTTGTCGTAGCCGTGTTGATTATCGTGCCGTCAATGCCCTCTACGGTAACGCCATAAGTTAACGCGTACGTTGTATCGGTTGTGATATTTAAGTCATTAAGCGTGTAGCTGGCGAGTGCTGGGTCAATTGCGCCCACTCCAGATAGCGAGAGCGACACGATTGTCGGCACGCTTGACCACACCCAATTCAAAGTCACGCTCGTAACTGTAGCCCCGTACTCGACTTGCCGCACGTTGCTCGTAAGCGAAGCTTTTGGCGTTACGATACCGCCGCCGCCACCTCCTCCACCTCCGCCAGTCCCGCCGGCAATAAGCCCGCGCAACGCATCGTCAGCTGTTGTGTAGCTGGTGCCTGAGTATGTAAATACAACGTCAGCTGCTCTGACAGTGCCGACAACGCCAGAAGGACCAGCTAAACCTGTCGGGCCGGCATTGCCCTGCGGACCGGTGGGTCCTGTCACGCCAGTCGTACCGATGGCGCCCGTCGCGCCAAAAATACCAACTGGGCCCGTGGGCCCAGTCGCGCCTAGAACACCGGTCGGGCCAAACAAGCCCGTGGCGCCAGTCATACCGGTGATGCCGACGCCTGTCGGACCAGCTGCGCCTGTCGGACCGACGGCGCCCGTTGGACCAGCGACACCTGTTACGCCGCGCACACCAGCGGCGCCAGTCGGGCCAGAGGGCCCTGTCGCTCCCTGTACGCCAGTCGGGCCGCGTAAACCGGTGGCACCTATGCCGCCACCACCGCCACCGCCGCCACCCGGAATCAAAGCAACTAGCGCACCCACGGTCGTGCGCTTAGTGATTAAGTTATTTGGGTCGGTCGCGTCAACGAGCGGGAGGATGTCCTCAACCGCTGGGTCGAGCTTCTCCGGCAGTTCAGAAATCTTTTTAGTGGCCATAGCGCGCCCGTGAGCAAGAACGAATTAAACGTATGCCGGCCGTTTAATTATAGTTCAGTCGGGCGTGGGCGAAAAACGAAGACTACGAATACTTGTCAAACTCGTTTTCGTCAGTCTCGTAGTGACTTCTTGTTTTGCGCTTTTTATCGTTGTTTTTCACGCCGTCTAAAGAATCAGCGGCGCGAGTCAACCACTTGGCTAGTTTGCGCGCGTCGTTCGTGGTCAAGATCGGCGCCTGTGCGCCAAAGACGTCGAACACAACTCCGGGCTCCATCGTCCCGCCATTTTCCCAGTCGCCGGCTTGAATAATCAACGTCGGTGATTCTTTTGCATTGGCGCCGACGTTTACAAATTGAATGTTGTCAGCTTCGTTTACCGCAATTGTCGCCACTGAAGTTACTCCAAAATGTCGTCTAAAATGACTGGCGTATTCTCAGCCGCCCAGAGATTCGAAAACTTAGAGACGTATTCTTCTGCATCTTCGGCAGAAAATCCGTCAGCACAAAGCTTTTCAATAATGCGGCGGCGACTATACACAGCCACTGGGTCGTGATGCCCAACAGTACCGAGGCCAACAATGGCGTCGCGCATGTTGTCGAGCAGCACCGCGTCAGGATTGCGGTCGTTTAGTTCGGCAAGAATGACGTCTATTTGCATGATTAACCTCGCGAAGAAATGTCGTCAAGAAACATAATGGCGATATCGCTTGCGCGTCTATAGCCTTCTCTCATACCACGTTGATAGTCCAGAGACCCCATGCCAGCTGGTCGCTCTGTGAGGTCGGCAATGATTGACAAGCTAGCCATTATTTTATTGCGCAAATGGCGGTATTCAAAGGAGTTTCTTACTATTTCAAGGCTAACGTCTTCGGCGGACGCGTCCATCTCGGGACTTAGCGGCGGTTTAAAACCCATGGACTGCAGCAGCTTGGTGCAGTACAGCAGCGCTTTGTAGTCAGAGAAAGTAGTCGCGGAGTCTGGGACGTACTTCTGCGCCATCGAGTGCAACATGTAGCAGATACGGCGGAAAGCGGCGTTTACTGTCCGGTGCTCGTCGCAGACTAGCAGGCGGCGCTCTAACCTTTGCGCCTCTTTCTTAGCGGTGAAAACAGCCTTTTCGCGTAATTGCTGAATCGGCGTCTCTAGCGTCGCATCCATGCTTTTGCTCCCTCATATTTTCACATAGAAATGACCGAACAAACCCGTACACCTGTTCATGTGTTTCTTCCGGCGCTTGGTCGGCAGAAATAACACAAACTCGTTTTGCGTTTGGCCGCTCATGCGCGTGACGAAGATAGGCAGAGCGCATAAGGTGGCGCTCTTCCGCGCATCGGCGCTCATACCTGTCACTGGGCGCGCCCATTCTGACCGCCGCGTCGTCAGGCGCGATGTCGAGAAGGAAGCAGATGTCTGGCTGGAGAAAAGAAGTTTCGCGAAATATGTGCGTAATAAGATCGACGCTTATGTTATTTATCTCGCCCTGATAGACCAGCGTGGATAGCAGCCAGCGGTCACAGATAACCGCGTGTCCAACCCGTAAATTCTCTGCGATATAGTTAGCCAACTCTGCGCGAGCCGCAGAGAACAAAAGCATTTGAGAAGCCGCCGAGATTGGCTCATCGTTGTTCAACAATATCTGCCGTATAGCTGTCCCGATGCGCGTCGTACCGGGATCAGAAACAAGCACCGCCGGGTAATCTTCGTCGAGAAGATGCTGGTGCAGCATGCGCGCCTGCGTGCTTTTGCCGGCGCCATCAATGCCCTCAAAGCAAATGAACATCGGTATCAGGTATTTCCTGTAATGCTTAGAGAAGAGTCAAGTACAGCGCCAGCACCGCGGACGCTACCACCGGCGCCAGTTGTGATACCGACAGCCTGCGGAGCGAACGGCTGGAAAATTTCTTCCGGTACGTAGAGCGGAAACTCTTTGCCGTCCGAGAATCGGATTGAAATGCCTTCAGCAATCGTGTGCCCAAGGCCTACAGGTTTGGTTTTCTGAAACCACTCGTTGACATATGCGCAAAACGCATCAAGCGTTGCTTTGTCCTCAACGCTTGGCGGATTAAGTTCGACGTAATCACTCAGGATCGTCTTCAATAGCTCGTTTTGTGGCATAGCGTTTTTCCCGTTTCTGCTTCTTGGGTTTTACCGCTTCTGGCTCTGGGCTTGATTTTTCACCGCGGGATTCTCTCAGATTCTGCGTATTTTGCAATATCAGCTTGTCGATTTTTGCCTGCTGTCGACATGCTTTGATCTTTTGGCTTATGGTGCTGAGACAGTTTCGCGCGGCGTGGGTGTACAGCCGCAGCGCATAATACTTATCGGCCGCGCGAATTGCCAGCAAATCACCGTCCATTTGCGCGAGCATTTTCTTGGACTTTGGAATACCGGCTACGCCGACTGTCTCCAGTATGCCCAGCGCTGCTTTGGCTGAACAAATAATTGCAGAAGTTGCAACTATTTGTGCGCCTACCGGACTCTGGCTCAGCCGTCCACGAAACTCCATGTCGCGCTTAGTCTCGACAAGCCGGTAATCTCGGCTCATTGCGGCAACCATAGCGGCGATCTGTACGTTAGTAACTTCTGCAATATTCTCGAACGCGCACGCACTGACATTCAGTACGTCGTGCAGAACTGCGCAATGCACAATTGTAGTAATGCTGTCTTTAGCGCTTTCCGACAGATATTCCGGTCGCATGTCGAGATACAGCCTGCGGGCTATGTGCTCCGACTGCCGCGCCACCTGTTTGCAGAATACGAAAACGTCTACGCCCGTCGCTGTCTTCCTGTTTTCGTAGCACTGTGCGGCGAATTCCAGTGTTTTCGCCAAGGATAGTTCGTCTACCTTTTTCATCGGTGCCTCCATGCACTCGGTGTTTTGTTGTTTTTATGGCTCCCTATACGAGGCGCAGAAGAGCCCGCCAACCACTCTCAAACGATTTACGTCGTGAGTTGAGATTGTAGTTGACCTTTCTGTTTAAGCTATCTATATGATGCGGCTCAGCAATTAGCGTCTGCAGCGTCGAAATATAGCGGTCGTAGTCGGGGTTGGCGTGCGGTACGCCGTTCTCATCGTAATCCACCTCTGTTTTTACCGCTACGCCGTTTGAGTCTGGGTATACAAAATCGGCCTGCGGGCCTACAGCAAACGTTAAAACGGGTGTACCGCAGGTAATAGAAGTTAAATTACAGAAGCCGTAATTGTCACATTCTGCCGGGAAAATCGTCAGGTCATGTGCGGCGTACAGGGCCGGACGATCAGAGATTTTAACGTTGCGCAGTACTGTAACGCGGTTTGTTTGCAGGCCACGCTTCTGAAAGAACTTCGCGATCGCGGGGGCAAATTTACTGGAAGAGATAGCTACAGTCAGGTACAGTTCTTCCATCCGCAAGACAAGATACTCTAGATGCGCTAAGAACTCAGACTGCGTGCAGCGCGCGTTGCGGTCGAACCACGGCAAGAAGACTTTTATCTTTCGCGGGTCTACACGACTCTCTTTTTTCGTCACGGGTAACCCCGTATCAAACGGGATCATGCTGACGTTCCGAAACTTGTAAACAGCGTGATACAAGTCTCGGCAGTCTGTGGACATTGCGACAACGTGGTCGGCGTTCTTGATGCTCTTACGGAACGGCGACGTCAAATCCTGCCACATAGGCACGACGATTGTGATTATGTTGTTGCGCTTCGCGTAATTGATCTGCTCAATCTTGGGTACATGAGTCCAGATAACAACGTTATGTTTTTTCACCCAATCTGTGTACTTGATCTTTTTACGGTGGTGGATTCTGTTGTCATATACCGTTTTAAGCTTAGCCGGCGCACAGTTTGAATAAACAGAAAAGCTCTCGCCAATGTCCCGAAGGAAATTGGCGAGCCGAATGGCAAAGTACGTTTCGTCGCACTGGGCGTAGTGCGTATAAATGCCGATGCTCATAGTTTATTGCGGAGGGGCGGGTTGCCCTTGGCCGAATTGCTGTTGCATCACCATCGCGCCGCCCTGCGAACGAGCTTGCTGACGAATGTCGTCAATAATGCTCGTAACCAGCGCGTGCATCGTGGCGTCGCCGCGCTTGAGCTTGATAAGCTCGGAGTCTTTCTGCGGCTCTGGCATCGACAGTAGTTGATTAGCAACAAGCTGCGCCTGCTGTTGCATGTCTTCTGGTGTACGCGGAATATTCGGCGCGTTCTGCCGCTGCATGAGGAACTGGTCGACAGCGGTGGGCTGACCCGGAGCCGGCGGGCCACCAGCTGGAGCCGGCGGTGCACCGCCTTGCTGTGGCGGCTGTCCTGTGGCACTTGCGCCAGTATTGCCCATACCGCTCATCATGTCTGGAGACTGAGACAGGTCCTTCATCTGCTGAGACTGCTCCATCTCCTTCTGCATGCGCTCTTGCTCTTCGGCGTAAATGCGCTCCTCTTCGAGCATACGCTTTGTCTCTTCCTCGTAATCGAGGCCGACGCTCTTAAGTCCCGTCGTCTTGCTGATCTGCTGACCCTGCATAAGCTGCAGCTTGGCCATCTGGCGGTTGAGGTCGTCAGCATGGGTGACTCGCTGCAACTTAACGCCAACAGGCTCCCACGACATAACCCGCGCGATATTGTTAGATAAATCGGTAAGGAACCGATTCAAGTTATGCGGAAGGTGGCTCCAGTTTGCCTCAAACAACCGCAAGGCAGCGGGCGCCGCCTGAAACGTAAGCGTGCCGTTGAATAGCTCAACCGGCATACCTATACATTTGAGCAGTGTATCGAGCGCCTGATCCATTAGGTCTTTAGGGGCGAGTTGCGTAGCGTCGCCGCCGAGAGCCTGATACTGCACGGGGAACGGCAATACATTCCACCGCGCCGGGTCAGTGCGGCGGGCACGAAGCATAGCCGACACACGAGAGCTAAAGCTCGACAGGTTAATCGTGTGCACCGGGTCTGAAGACTGGGCGTCACCACCACGGGGCATAGGCGTGATAACGCGGAACGGAATAACGTAGTCCAGCGCAATCGCTTCGTTGTAGCGGTGCAGAATCTGCACGTACCACGCCTGCCGGAAATTCGTGAGGATGCGCGATATACCCCAACCTCTGTTGCGCATACCAGCCAGCGCATCTTCCTTAAGGTGGTAAATAACGCCTTTGTCGAACATCAGGTTCTGCTCGTTCTTGATCGCCTGAATCACTTCCCAACTAGCGCGCTCAAGATGATGAAGATGTCCGGCTTTGATTAACGCTCGGTAGTCTTGCGGAATCTTCCAGACGTACGAGCACTCGTTGGTATACGGGTCCCACAAGATATCCATCTCGTGAGGGCTCCAACGCTTTATGTTAATCTTGTCCGTGTCACCGCTGCGGCGGTCAATATGGCGCCACTCACCGACGTATTGACACTTCGGGCACTTGGCGTGGAACTTGAAGTCCTGCCATTTAAACTCGCACTGCGGTGCGTTGTAGACTCTGTCCAACGGCATTTCGAGGCCGCACTTTTTGCACGACAGATAACGCCGGAATGGCACGAGCAGGCTAGTAAACGAGTTGCCGTACGCCATGTAGTCCATAGCAACGGAGTGCAGCACGTTCTTAATGCTAATTGTATCTTCTAAAAAGACACGAAATTTTTCTTTCTCTTCCCTGCCGATTGTGTTCTCGCCCGCATCGCCTACTTCGACGTCGGTAATGAAGTACGACACAACGCGATCAACAGCCTGCCGATACGGGCCGTTAGCGTTCATTACGTACTCGGTCCACCGCAGTGCCGTCTGGATGCTCTCGGGCATCGACAGACTAGCAATGTCGCAGAACGGGTCGGGGAACCGTTCGTCGGCTGTCACGCCTTTGCCAAGAGAGTTGTAGCCGGCCTGCGCTGTAGGAGTAAGCGTCATGCGGTGTTCCCTACTTTACGCGCGTGGTTTTAACAACTGATTCAGCAGCGCGTTTACGGAAGTCAGCGTCGAGTTCCGCTACTTTGTCTGCCGCCTCTTTTACGTCTGTGTGCTCTTCGTCGTTTTCGGGCAGCGTTCTGCCGGGCTCGATAATAGCGCGTTTTTCCATTTTCAATCTCCACCCGTCATAACCGCCCGTTCGACCGACAAAATGCAGTATTCGCGGCTATCATAAACATACTGAAAACCGGTCGTATGCACAAGGTATAGCCTGTTATCGTCGTTTATTTTAACAGCCCACGGACGCCCGTATGGGTCGTTTGACGGTGGAAACCAGCGCGCGGCATTCTGCTCAAAACGCAGATCGTAAATTAACACCATGAAGCCAGACTCTTCAAATCTGTCGTCTTCATCAATTGGCGCCACTGATATCATAATGTCGTGAAAGAATGCCGGGACTGTGCCGATACCTTCCTTCTCGAAATACGTTAGCTTTTGCGGCGGACCGGCTTTACCGCCGCTTACACCGCCGCTAACAGCTAACGGCGCGTTTGATTTTTTCTTAAGACCAAATGCCGCCATAGGGCTGTAGTTTCTGTCCACCTTCTCGATAGGTGGTTGGCGCACTTCTTGTTCTAGCTCTTCTACGATTTCTTCTTCGTCGGGCGGGAGCATCGCTACAGCGGCGCGCGACTGTTTAACAGGTACGCGCTGCACGCTTGCGTTTACGTTTTTGGCAATCTCTTCAAATATCATGGCGGCACGCTCTCGAATGGAATCAATATCATCTCCGGGATGGGCCGCACTGGCAACGGCAAAAGCTTCAGAAACACGTGACTGAGTTATCTTATCCAGTGTGAAATCTTTTACGCTGGTGCCGGTTTGGTCGACGATGTTAATTCGAGTCTTTGACATGTCGTGCGGATTAAAGTTTACAGGTGTGCCGCCAGCCGTAGCCTTCGCCACAACGACGCCCTGCAAACCGGCCGGGCCGCGGCGGATGTAGTCGGACATCGGCCGGCCGTTTTCCATGCGGATATCATTCGGATTCTTGTAGTCAGCCATAGCAACCTCTGATAGCTAAAAAAAGGGGGCGCGCTACATAGCGTCGCCCCCAAAATCTTCCGGGTGTAAATTCTCGCAGACGCCGTATAACAGCTTTTTTGAAACCTGAAAATACAAGCGACCAAGTGGCAAACCCTCGCCGCACGCTTCTGGGATGTGCTGCGGCGAGGGAATCACCTCCGCGAAAACTCCACCTGAAAGCAAGTGCGCTACTACTAAACCGCGAGTCTCATCCACCGGGAAGACCGGTAGGACATGTGGCTTTTCGTCGTGACTTAATAGCCACGGCAAAACAGACGACTCGGATTTAATGAAATAGCGCGTCATTTCAGTCGGCCGGATTAATGACCGGCTTGGGAGCCCAGTTCACCGGTGCGAGCACGGTACCAGCATAACTCTCTGGGAGAGTTTGTACAGTCTCAACCGGGAAAACCTGCAGGGCCGAGAAGCGGCTGATGCGCAGGTCCTTCTCAGGGTGCTTTGCCGCCATCAGCAAATCGTTATACCCGGGGTCAAGTACATACTTGCTGGGAAGAGCATCACGCAGCGCGTTAACAGCAGCCTGCGGTTCAAAAGCCACCGCGTCATCGAACGACACCGTGATGGTGAAGAACTGCGTTTCGGGGCTACTGAGTGCCGGATAAATATCCTGCACGTCCAACGAGAAGTTGGAAAACTCAGCGCGGAACTCCGTCACCAGCTGCTCAAGCATCTGGGGGCCGCAGCCCTCCGCCGTTTCCAGCCCGTGTCGGGCAAGAATTTTTGCTGCGGGGTTTAGCCGGCGCAGCGTGACAGTCTTTACCGTCTTTGCCGGGTTCGGCACGCGATACCCGAGGACAGACGTGTAGTCCTCAAAAATCGTCCCACTAGCGTCGCAGATGATCTCCGGGAAGATCGCCGCCTGCAGGTCCGTATGCACGCCAAAAGAAACGTCACGGCCGTACACAGCCAACGAATTCAGAAGCTCGTTAGAGCGGCGTGCCAGCACGAGGTTGTTCGCCGGCAAGACCCTACCACCGCCGCGGGGCGTCATCGGCATCGAGACGTCATACGCGAAGATAGGCGAGAAAACCATCTTGTCGTTCCGAAGCCGGCTGATGGCGCCGGTAAAGTTCAACTTCTCACCAGCTACCTCGACCGTGAGAAATACCGGCCGGCGTCCTGTGATCTTCTTCACAGGGTTGTCAAAGGTGCTGTCGATGCCCGGCAACCACAGACCGGCGACAATGCCGTCTAGGTAATGCAAGGTGGACTCCAAGCGCTTGAGGAGTCTACGCTGCTGGGCGATGACAGATTGGACGTTATTAACAACCGGTGTGTTTTGTACTGCATTAGTCATTGTATTGGCTTTCTTAGAGTGTGCGGACGATATCACAACGCTTTACTTCAGCGTCATAATAGTTATTCTTCTTCCCAGCTTCCCACTGCTCTGGGGTTACGACCATGGCTGCGCGACTGTAAAAGACAAGGAGAATTTTGTTGTCTCCAATTTTCTTCTGCCGCTTTACTGCATGGCCTTCAAACGTCACGACTCGCATCGTTCCAAACTTTCATTATTGCCCTATAGAGTATGCATCTCTGATCGCAGAGATGGAGCAATAAATATGCCGCGTTATGCGCCAAAATTTAGGCGTCAGGGTCCGGCAGCGCGTCATCAAAAATATTACGAATCTCGTGCGTATCGTCCGAAAAGAATTCGTCTGGTTGCGCCGTGTTAATTGTGGCCGACTTTATCTGCGGCGGGCCCTCTAGATGAATAGGGTCTACGCCCAAATAACCAGTATCGTCCGGCTCTGGGTTTTCTGGCACGTCGTATAGGGCGATGTTAGCGTCGGGCGTCAGCAAATAGCGATACGGCGGTTTAGATAGCTTAAGCCGCGCGCCTTTGAAGCATGACACAGAGACGTCTCTGTCTATTAGTTCGCGTAAACGAAGCGCGAGGGCCGCAGCTGACGGAAACGACTCCGTGGCGAAGTCTCCGTTCGCATGAAGAATGACTACGTGATACTGCGGTTCTTCTTTGTTTTCTTCCATGTCACTCTCGCATGTCTAGCGGGTTTTCGCCAGTAAAGATAGTTTGTACGCCGTTATTATTTACAAATTGTGCCGCGGCTTGAGCAGACGGCATTGCTATACGCCGCGCTTTAGGTGGTTTATTTAACCTACCCTCCAGCATAGCAACAAAGGTGTTAGCGATGACGCCGAACACAGTCACAGATAAGAACTGCGCGCTGAGCGACGTCGGGTCCGGTATCAGCAAGTCGTACGAAAAGACATTGGCAAAAAACCCATTGCGTGGGTCTGAAAACGCAATGCCGCCGATGAACGCAAAACACTCTTCTGCGCGTGACTGATCGATACAATACAACCTCTTGTCCCACTGCACAGGCCGAGTCATGCCGGGAACAGGAGAAACGCCAAGCCCGGAGAAGAACATCTCGTGGTCGCGCTGTAGCTCGGTACAGAACGGGCGCAAGTCACGATTAGGCGCCGGAAACCTAGCGTCAAACTCTCGTACAGGGTCGCGGTCAAATCCGCCGTGCGTGACAAGCAGCGCCGGCGTAAAAAGAGAAACCGGCTGCTCGCGCGAATGGAGAACATCAGACAACGACCGCTGCACAATAGCGTCGGCGTTGCTGATCTCTTCGACTTGCTTAAATTGTTTTGGCCGATCCATGGCGTCACACAATTTTACGGCATACCAGCAGAGACCTTCTGTATAAGCAGCAGCAAAACGAACGCGGCGTCGACAACGTTGTCGATACCGGTTGATTTATACTTGCTGGCATCAAACGCGATTCCAAGTTGGCGGTTTGCCGCGGCAATCATGTCTTCCTTACTTGCCTTGCCGTTACCGGTCGCGTACTTCTTGATAGTCGAGATCGCAAAGCCGTTAGATATTTTATTCTCTTCTTCGGCCCACGTCGCTACCGTGACTTTCATACCGCCTAACACTTCAGACGCGGTAGCTACCCGAGACAGCACCGCCGGAATACCGAATTTCTTGTTCATAAAGAACTCTTTCGGCGGCGAGTACTTCACGTCTTCGTAGGCCAGCACTTCCGGTTTAGTGACGTTCAAGAACGCACGTAAACGCACAAAGCGCGCTGCGCCAGACTCCAAGCCCTGCGTAGACAAGTCCCACTGAAATAGCTTCAGGTTCTCTTGAAGCAGATTCGCTTTGGGGACGTAGTCATAGATCGCCACTCCGCAATTGCTGCCAAGGTCGAGACCCAGATAGCGCGTCGAGTTCGCCGGCTGCGGGGGGAGCTTTTTGGCAAACTCCTCCGGGTCTTTATACATTCTGTACTTAGGCATTATTCATCCTGAATAGATTGCGGAAAAAGGAAATAAAACCGGTCTTAGGTTGTACCGTTTCTTCGGGCGCCTTCTTTAACGCGTTAAACTCGCTCAACAATTTGTAGTATGCCTCGTGCTGCTTCTGCAGTTGTGCGCTGATATCAGTAAGCCGGGCTTCTAAGATTCTATTCTGTGTCTGCCGGTACTCGGAAACATACTTGGCGTCTAAAGCCGGCATACCTTTATGCTCAGCAAACTCGCTGACCGCCGCCGTGAAGCGGGCCATGTCAATTGCAGCGGGCGACTCCTCGTTCACGACAGAAACTTCTCGTACGGCTGTAAACCACGCTGCGCAAAACACTTCGCCGATAGTCGAAAACAGATACTGCCGCACGTCATAGTTAAAATTAAAAAAGCCGTGCCGCTCAAGTGCAGCATTAAAACTTGTCACCGGGTCAACGCTGTTGACAAAATCGTTTTGGGCTTTTGCCAGCGTTTCGGCAAGTTTTACGATTTCCATTTGAGTGACGCCGTGATCAAGGCGCCAACGGGCGCGCTCTGGCGGGTCTTTCGCGTCTAGTTGCTCAATAGCAATCCGCATGAGCGTCGGTGTAATGTACGCGTAGTCGCGCTCCGGGTGGTAGTGCGGTGTGTTGTCGCCTTTGCGGCGATAGCCGATATCTCCCATGGTTCCCTCCGTGGATAGAGTTATTTAAGACAAGGCGCAGTTGTTTTTCTGCTGACAGTTGACACACATGATACCCGGAGAATCCGGATCGAAAAACGAATTTTTGTCGCAGTTCTGGCAGTGGGCTTCCAAGAATGTCTTGGGATGCACAGCGTAGCTGCATTCTGAGTATCCAACGTGGCAATGAAGGCAATCGCCCTGAAAGCCGCGAGGACATGGTTTTGTACGGCATCGGACTTCGATCAGTACTTTGTTAGCGCGCAGCATGCCGCTGCTGACGCTGATCGTGCGGAACACCGGCTTGTCCCTGCTCTTCTCTGCCTCCACGTGAGCGAAGAACATCAGGTTGGTAAAGTGCTGCGCAATACCCCCGTACTGGTGTAGTCCCCACGGTGTGTTAGAGAAGCCGACTGCTCGGGCTAGCGCTTTGCAGCTGCGCGCCGAAAAGAACTGAGAGAACGACATAGGGCACGACGTTCCCGCCAGCGCGCGGCACGTAAAAACAAAACCGAAATCGTTCTTCCGGCGAGAAGTAACGACTTGTTCCACTCTAACAGGAACGATCTCGTTCTCAGCTTGTCGTGTCCACGGCAATACCGGTTCGCCGTCTACAAGCTTGTCTACGTTGCCAGCAACACGCCACGCGAACTCCTGAATCTTTTTACGGTCAAGAGTCGTGCCGGCGAGCACGCGCACAGTTTCAAACACAGCCGTCGCTACTACCGTTGAGGGCAAGATGTCTAGCAAGCCGCTCGTAATTCCGTGCAGCACATCGCCCACTAGCGGTACATCTACATATTCTTCTAGCAGAAACGCCGCGATGTTGTTGCGGCGTTTCTTGATCGACGAAAAGTTGAACTTCTTTTTGGCCATGTTACGCGGACGCAGGCGCTGGGGCGGTAGAGGCTTCTTCAGTTGGATTCTCGGCAGTGAACTCCTGAATCTTTTTATCCTTGTTCGCCTCTTCCCAAGCCTTGCGAGCCTTCTCTACCTGTTCCTTAGTTTTGGTAATGATATCTAGGACCGACAGGCTCTCCTGCTGGAGGAACATGATAATCGCGCCAATCTCCGTAGAGATAAGGTTTGAGATGTCGCCTACGCTGGAGATGTAACGAATGTCTGCTGTCTGGAGTTCAGACTCCTTGCCGTCCTCTACAGTGCGGAAAGCAATCTGCAGCTTTTCAATCTTCAACGTCTCAGGAATAGGGTCGGACACAAGCCGGCCATTCAGCTGCTTCCCGATTAGGCGCAGCTTGTCGTACGCGTCGTAAAGTTCGAGCATACGTGTGCTCGCCTCATTTACAAACTTTGCAGGGTTAACAGTTGTTACTGCAGCTTGCTGCGGCATGTTGGAGCCGATGATGCTCTGCAGCGCCTTCGCCAACCCGGACGTATCTATCTTCGCGGTGGTCATGTTCGGGGCCTCTACGGTACCGTCAACAACCTTACAAGTTTTGTTCTGTAAAGCCATAGTTTAATCTCCCAGTAAATATGCGAATCCAAACCAATACCGCAAACCATTGGGCTTCTTTATAGCATCGTCGTACAAAAGGTCAACCGGAAAACCAGTGACGATATGCAGCTTTTTGACGGTGCTCGGGACGTGTGCGGCGCACGACAAGCCCAGCTGAATCATGTAGGCAAACGCCAAGTCTGCCTCCGGATTTAAAGCGTATTCAAATAACGGTATACGGACGTACGGGTCTTGATATGAGTCAATTATTACCGGCGCGTTGCCCGGCACGATAGCCGAGTCCACGACACGCCAGCGCTCAACAAAGTCTGTTGGCCGCTTATAGATATACGCTGGCGCAAACGGTAGCTCCGCTGGCCATGTTTTTCTAGTAAGCGCCAAATCTACCCGCGAGACTCTGAGTTCCATTACACCATCGTCCTTGATTCTGCGCCTTCGACTCCAGCTTCGTTTACGTTAATACGCACGCCATCGCGAAAATGACACAGCCTTTTGTTTTGCTGTTTAAACAGTTCGCCCAGCAATATGTCGCCGCCCTTCTGCTGCAGATTTGTCGGCGGCCAATCGTACTCGTAAAGCACGGGCGTATTCACGGCCCACCAGCTGCCGTTTACGTACTGCACGTAACGCGACACGCTGGTGTTCGCCCACGACTGGTTTTCGACCCACGAAGTTTGATCTGCTGATAAACAGTTTCGGTGTACTGAACCGATCATGTCGCAGGCAGACAGTTGCCGTGCAACACGGCTAAACCAGTTGTCTACATCGATGTCCGGGTCAATGTGCGAGTCGTGGTCGAACCACATGGTAACCGGAGCCGTCAGCGGCGCAAATTTAAACATGTGCCGCATCATCGGGTATTTGAACAGGTTTGTTTCCTGCTCAATAAGTAACGCTGACCTAAAATGGTCGGCGCGCTGCTGCTGAAGAAAATTAAGCGTAGAAGTCCCGACAGCATTGCAGCCAAAACGGAATTCAATATTCCGCTCGGCAAGCAACTGCATCGGCGCGTTCAGTACGCGTTTAGCCAGCTTCAGTTATTTTTCGCCTGCACCGTAAAACAAAATACAGATACAAGCGGCGGCTCCATCCGCCATAGCGAATCCATTCTAGCTGCAGGGCTACACTATATCTTCATCTCTTTCCTGCCGGCCTTAGCAACAGCCATAGGCAGCACGACAGGACCCGTGCGAGCCCTAGATAACAAGTTGAACGCCAGTGTAACCTCTTTTTCTGGCGGCGTCTCGTTGTGCTGGATAGCAGCGATGATGCTTTCTACGCAGGTCATGAACTGGTCGCGAGAGTGTTCTGACCCGAAGAAGTACCGGATAGAAAACTGCTTGACAGTCTTCCCGGCATGCTCGTCGGCGATCTCTCGCTTCTCCCATGACTTCTTTGTCTCGTCGCGTGTAAACACTGTGTGTATACGGCCTAGTGTGTCGTAAACAACCAGCACAAGCGAGTCATGCGGGTCTTGAGCTAGCGCAAAAACATGCGGGAGCCGCACCGTTGG